CCACCCTGACAACAATGGCATCACTCAGGCCAATATTATCCTGCTCAATGCCTTCCGCGACCGCATGGAGTTCCCTGCGTTGAAGCAGTGCGCCATCGACGAGTATAAAGAGTGGCAGCCAGACGGGGTGATTATCGAGAAAAAGGCGTCAGGTGCGCCGCTCATCTACGAGCTTCGGGCTATGGGCATCCCCGTGCAGGAGTTCACCCCAACGCGTGGCAACGACAAGATCAGCCGGTTGAACGCCGTCGCTGACATATTCGCCTCCGGAAGAGTATGGGCACCAGCTGCTCGCTGGGCGGAAGAAGTCATTGATGAAGTGGCTGAGTTTCCTGCGGGTTCTCATGATGACTACGTCGATACCGTCTCTATGGCGCTGCACAGGTTCCGCAGGGGTGGCTACGTGACAACCAACCTCGACGAACCCGACGATATCATATACTTTAAGAGCCGCAAGCAACAGGGATATTACTGATGGCCGTTGATAAAGCTCTCAACCAAGCGCCGCTGGGTCTTGATGCGTCGTTCTCTGGTGGTGTGATGCCGGGGGTGAATACTGAACCCGACATCGAGATTGAGATCGAAGACCCAGAGTCCGTCACCATCGGCATGGATGGGCTGGAGATCGAGATTGAGCCCGGTGATGACGAGGACAGCGAGTTCGACGAGAACTTGGCCGACGTCCTTGATGAGAAGCAGCTGACTGAGCTTGTAGGCGACCTGATCGGGGACTACGACGACGACATTGCCAGCCGTCGCGACTGGATACAGACTTACGTCGATGGCCTAGAATTGCTGGGGATGAAGGTCGAGGACCGCACCGAGCCGTGGCCGGGTGCCTGTGGTGTGTATCACCCGCTCCTCGCTGAGTCGGTCGTCAAGTTCCAAGCTGAGACCATGATGGAGACGTTCCCGGCCCAAGGCCCCGTGCGGACGCAGATCATCGGTAAAGAGACGCCGCAGAAGCGCGACGCCGCACGCCGCGTCCAAGATGACATGAACTACCAGCTGACCGACATCATGACGGAGTATCGGCCCGAGCACGAGCGGATGCTGTGGGGTTTGGGTCTCGCGGGTAACGCGTTCAAAAAGGTCTATTACGACCCGTCGCTGGGCCGTCAGGTGTCGATGTTCGTGACCGCTGACGACGTTGTGGTGCCCTACGGAGCCTCTAACCTTGAGACTGCTGAGCGTGTGACCCACGTGATGCGCAAGACGCCCAATGAGCTTAAAAAGCTTCAGCGTGATGGCTTCTACCGCGACGTGGAGCTTGGAGAGCCTGACAGCACACTCGACGAGGTTGAGAAGAAGATTGCGGAGCGCCTCGGCTTCCGTGCTACGACCGACGACCGCTACAAGCTGTTGGAAATGCAGGTCGATCTCATCATCGAGGACGACAAGTTCAGGGATGATGACGACGAGGGCGTTGCCCTCCCCTATATCGTTACGCTTGAGAAGGGCTCGAACGAGGTCCTTGCCATCCGGCGCAACTGGCAGCCCGACGATAAGCTCAAGCGCAAGCGCAACCACTTCGTGCACTACTCGTACGTGCCGGGTTTTGGCTTCTATGCCTTCGGTTTGATCCACCTCATCGGTGCTTTTGCCAAGTCGGGTACCAGCCTCATCCGTCAGCTTGTCGATGCGGGCACGCTGAGCAATCTGCCCGGTGGCTTCAAGACCAAGGGTCTGCGGGTCAAGGGTGATGATACCCCCATCAGCCCTGCGGAATGGCGAGACGTGGACGTGGCGTCGGGTACGATGCGCGACAATATCATGCCGCTGCCGTATAAGGAGCCGTCACAGGTCCTCTACAGCCTGCTAGGGACCATCGTGGAGGAAGGCCGGCGCTTCGCCGGTATGGCGGACCTTCAGGTCGCTGATATGTCTGCAAACGCCCCTGTGGGCACGACACTGGCTATCCTTGAGCGCAGCCTCAAGATGATGTCGGCGGTGCAGGCGCGCATCCACTACTCGATGAAGCAGGAGTTCAAGCTCCTCAAGACCATCATCGCTGATTATACGCCAGAGACGTACAGCTACGAGCCGGAAGAAGGCAGCCGCAAGGCCAAGAAGTCCGACTACGACAACGTCGATGTGCTGCCGGTAAGCGACCCTAACGCCGCCACCATGGCGCAGAAGATCGTGCAATATCAGGCAGTTATCCAGTTGGCGCAGGGTGCGCCGCAGATTTACGACATGCCCTACCTGCACCGGCAGATGCTTGAGGTGCTTGGGATTAAGAACGCAAGCAAGCTTGTGCCACTGAAGGACGACGACGACCGCAAGCCACGTGATCCGGTCAGCGAGAACATGGACGTCATCAACGGCAAGCCAGTCAAGGCGTTCATCTACCAAGACCACGAGGCGCATATCACCGTCCACATGGCTGCTATTCAGGACCCCAAGATTCAGCAGTTGGTGGGCCAGAGCCCGATGGCGCAGCAGATCATGGCTGCCATGGCGGCGCATATTCAGGAGCATGTGGCGTTTGAGTACCGTCGCCAGATCGAGCTCCAAGCGGGCGTCCCGCTGCCGCCACCAGACTCGGATATGTCGCAAGACGTTGAGCTTCAGGTTTCGCGCCTAGCCGCCGCCGCTGCGGGCCAGCTTCTCCGGAAGAACCAAGGCGAAGCCCAGATGCAGCAGAACCAGCAGATGGCTCAGGACCCCATCGTCCAAATGCAAATGCAGGAGTTGCAGCTCAAGCAGGGCGAGCTTCAGTTGAAGCAGCAGAAGCTCCAGATCGAGGCCGCTGAGAAAACGGATCGTATGGACATCGAGCGCGAGCGCATCGCCGCGCAAAAGGAAATCGCTGGTCTCCAAGTCGGGGCCAAGATTGCAACGGATAAGGCCAACCTGTCCGCCAAGCAGCAAGAAGCTGGGCTTCGCATCGGCGTCGAAATCGCCCGTGAAACCACGCAGAGAGCACAAACCCCAACGGAACTCCCTGTTTCCAACGCACCCCCTAAGGAGAATGAATGAGTACAGTCTTACTACACCTAGCTCAGAAGATAGACGAGGCGTGCAAGGACATTGAACGTGACCTTGCGATGGGGAAGGCGTCTGAGATTGGCGAGTACAAGTTCGCTTGTGGTCGGTATCGCGGCCTCCTGACCGCCAAGGATATTATTATCGAAACAGCCCAGAAGCTGGAGCAAGATGATGACTGAGATCGTAGGTATCACGGCCCCCGCCCTCGTGGGCGTGGACGGCAAAGTGCTCAACGCACCCCCCAAAGAGCCTGAGGTTCCCGTCGAGGACCGGGCCAAGCAACTTCCCGACCCGCAGGGCTATCGCATCCTGTGTGCCATCCCCGACATCGAAGAAAAGACGTCAGGCGGCATCTTCAAGACCGATAGCATGATCGAACGGGAAGAACTCCTCACAACCGTGCTGTTTGTCGTCAAAGTAGGCCCTGATGCCTACGGTGACGAGAAGCGGTTCCCCTCTGGCCCGTGGTGCAAAGAAGGCGATTTCGTCCTTGTGCGCCCCAACGCGGGTACCCGAGTGGAAATCCATGGTCGTGAGTTTCGCATCATCAACGACGATAGCGTCGAGGCTGTTGTGGAAGACCCGCGCGGTATCAAGCGCAAGTAAAACGGGCTTGCCCGTACAAAAGGAGACGTAATCATGGCTACCCAGCCAGACGATGAGTTCGAATTTGAGATCGAAACTGACGAAACCCCTGTTTCTGAAGCGCGAAGTAAACCCGATATTGAGATCGAAGACGATACTCCCGTGCAGGATCGTGGGCGCGAGCCTATGCCCAAGGAGATTGTTGACGAACTAGAAGCTGATGAGCTTGAAGAATACTCGGAGAAGGTAAAGCTCCGCCTCAAGCAGATGAAGAAGGTCTGGCACGACGAACGCCGCGAAAAAGAGCGCGCGTTCCGTGAACAGCAGGAAACTCTTAGCGCTGCTCAACGCCTGTTTGAAGAAAACAAACGGCTGAAATCTACGCTGAGCGAAGGTGAAGGCCACCTGCTGACGAGCTACAAGCAGCAAGCAGAGTACGAGCTTAAAGAAGCGGAGCGGGCGTACCGCGATGCCTATGAAGCGGCTGATACAGATCGTGTTGTGGATTCGCAGCGCAAGCTGACTGAAGCAGCGCTAAAGATGCAGCAGCTTAATAACTATCGGCCTACTTTACAGGCCCCAGAAACTGAGGTACAAATTCCTCAAGGGCAGGTTCAAGTTCCGCAACCTGACCGTACGACGATGGCGTGGCAAGAGCGCAATCAATGGTACGGCACAGACCCGGAGATGACTGCTTCGGCACTCGGGCTACACCAGAAGCTCGTAAACGAACGGGGTCCACAGTTTGTTGGCTCCGACGAATATTGGACGACGGTTGACAAAACAATCCGTCGTAGGTTCCCCGATTACTTCGGGGACGATGAAGTGGCTAACGGTGACTCCAAAGCTGTCACACGTGAACCTAGGGCTGCTTCCGTTGTCGCTCCCGCTTCCCGTAGCCGATCCCCCAAAAAGATTAGGCTGAGTACAACCCAATTGGCTGTGGCCAAGAAGTTTGGACTGACTCCTGAGCAATATGCTCGTGAAGTAATGAAGATGGAGAATTGATATGACGGATCGTAACCTTATGGCCGAGTTGGACGCTCAGCTTTCTTCTGATCGTGCGCCTCGTAAAACACGTGAACAGTCGGAGAGGCCCAAAGTATGGCAGCCGGCCTCGTTGCTGCCAGAACCGGATCAACAGCCGGGTTATTCGTACCGTTGGATTCGTGTTGCCTCAGCAGGTAAAGCGGACGGCCAGAACCTGATGTCAAAACGACGTGAAGGTTGGGAGCCCGTTCGTATCGAAGAGCAACCACAGTTTGATGGCATGACCGACCCAGACAGCCGCTACAAAGACAATATCGAGGTAGGTGGGTTGCTGCTCTGCAAAGCCCCAAAAGAACTGATGCGCCAGCGCAAGGATTACTTTGCGCGAAAGAATCAGGCTCAGATGGACTCGGTAGACAACAACTTCATGCGCGAGAGCGATACTCGTATGCCCCTCTTCAAAGAGAAAAGGTCTACGACTTCGTTCGGTAGTGGCAAACGCTAAGCTAGGAGCTTAACAATGGCATATCCTTCCGTTACGAGCCCATACGGGCTTCTTCCGATCAATCTGATCGGCGGGCAGGTTTTTGCCGGTTCGACTCGTCAAATCCCCATCGCAACCAACTCTTCGACTGCCATCTTCTATGGTGACGTCGTGAAGCTGCTTGCTAGTGGTACGGTTGGCAAGGATACCGGTACTGACGCTGCTACGCCGGTTGGTGTCTTCCTTGGGTGCACCTATACGGACCCCACCTACGGTGTGACCTTCCGCCAGTTCTATCCCGGCACCACGAACATCTCCGACATCACGGCTTACGTCCTTGATGATCCGGATGCGCTGTTCAAGGTCGCTGTGTGCGCTGGCACCAACTCGAACACCGTCAGCTACCTGACTCAGGCTGCTGTCGGCTCGAACGTGAAGCTGGCGAACGGTGCGAACAACACCGGCTCGACCATCACGGGTAACTCTAAGGTCGGTGTTGACTCGACCGAAGGTACTACCTCGACGTGGCCGATCCGCGTAATTGATGTCGTCCATGAAACCACAATTGCTGGTAGCCCCGGTTCTTACACCGAAGTTATCGTCAAGTGGAATCAGGGCATGCATCAGTACCTGAACCCCACTGGCCTCGCATAAGGAGACTGAACAATGGCAATTTCACGCGCACAACTCCTCAAGGAGCTTTTGCCCGGCCTGAACGCCCTGTTCGGTCTGGAATACGCCCGCTATGGCGAAGAGCATAAGCAAATCTTCGAAACTGAAAGCTCTGAGCGTTCGTTCGAAGAAGAAACCAAGCTGTCGGGCTTCTCGGCTGCTCCGGTTAAGAACGAAGGTTCTGCCATTGCTTATGACAACGCTCAGGAAGTCTTCACGGCTCGCTACAACCATGAGACGATTGCCCTCGGGTTCTCGCTCACGGAAGAAGCCATCGAAGACAACCTGTATGACAGCCTCTCGGCTCGTTATACAAAGGCGCTGGCTCGTGCCATGGCTTACACCAAGCAGACCAAGGCTGCTGCTATCCTGAACAACGGTTTTGACGCCGACTACCCCGGTGGTGACGGTCAGCCGCTCTTCTCGGATGCTCACCCGCTGGTCTCCGGTGGTA